GTTTCCCAGTCACGATCCGGGTGAGCCACCAGAAGGTGTAACAACTAATGATCAACTACAAAATCATTTAGAAGAGTTCTGTTTAAATAGACACGTAGGAACTGAAATGAGCGATCTTAAATTAGGTGGAGTATGGACAAGTGGTGGTTATCATCATTTTGTTTATAATATGTTTTATACAAAATTTTTAATAAGACAAAGGTGGGACATTAACTATCAACGTACTGCACAAATGTTAAAAGAAGCATGTAATTGTGAAGATAAAAGAATAGGTAGAGATAGAACTTCAGTATTTGTGGTAAAACAATTTGATAAAAAAGATGAAGAGTATACTCAAAAAGAATTAAAACCGAAGGATGTATTTTGAAAACAATAGTATTAGGACCACCAGGTACTGGTAAGACTACAACTTTATTAAATAAGGTTGATGATTATTTAAAAGAAACAGATCCTGATAGAGTAGGATACTTTGCTTTTACTCAGAAAGCTGCATACGAAGCAAGAGATAGGGCAATTAAAAAATTTAATCTTACCGAAGATGATCTTCCTTATTTTAGAACTTTACACTCATTAGCATTTAGAAAACTTGGACTTAAAAAAGACCAGGTTATGCAGCCAAGACATTATAGAGATCTTGGAAAAAAATTAGGATTTCCTGTAGCATACGCAGAACATAGTCATGATCATGGTATATTCACAAGTGATAGTGAATACTTACAAATTATTCAATTAGCTCAACTTAGAAATCTTACACCGGAACAACAGTTTGATAGACGAGAACATACCCAGGATCTGGAGAGAAATAAGTTAACCATTATACATAATGAATTGAAAAGATATAAAAAAGAATATGCTTTAATAGATTTTAACGACATGATTTTAAATTTTATAAAATCAGATCTATCTCCTAAGTTTGATGTAGTCTTTGTGGATGAAGCTCAAGACTTATCTCTTATGCAATGGGACATGACCAAAACTATATGGGATAAGGCCGAAGACACCTTTATTGCTGGAGATGATGACCAAGCTATCTTTAAATGGGCTGGTGCAGATGTAGATTCTTTTATCGCATTACAAGATCAAATGATTAATCTTCCGCTAATACAATCACATAGAATACCAATTAAAGTCCATAGGCTGGCGATGAATATAATCAATAGAGTTAGAAATAGAATAAACAAAAACTGGAAGCCTAAGGTGAATGAAGGGGGTCTACATCGTCATTTTGATGTGGATTCAATAGATATGTCTAAAGGAGAATGGTTAATACTAGGTAGAACTAAACACATGCTTAAAGAAATAGAAGATACTTTGTACCGTAAAGGTTTGTATTATGAAAATAGATATAAAAGAAGTTATGAGAAAGATATGCAAGAAGCAGCAATTGACTGGGAACATTTACGACAAGGTCAGTTATTATCTTATAAACAAATAGAAAAAATTTACAACTACATGAACGAAGATAATGTAGATAAGAAAAAATTAAAAGGAATGGTGAAGGGTTCCTTCTATGGTATTGATAAGTTGACCACGGACCATGGACTTAAAACTAACCAAGTGTGGTTTGAAGCATTTAATGATGCAGGGACTAGAAGAATTAATTATCTCAGAAAAATGAGAGCTAATGGTGAACAACTAAATAAAAAACCAAGAATAGAATTGTCTACGATTCACGCCGCTAAAGGTGGGGAATCACAAAACGTAGTTCTTTTAACTGATCTTACTAAAACTACCATGGAAGGATATGAAAAAAATCCAGATGATGAAAACAGATTGTACTATGTGGGAGCAACAAGAACAAAAGAAAACTTACATATAGTGGAACCAAAAATAGCAAACAAAGGATATATAATATGATGTGTAATTGTAGATGGTGTAAACAAAATATGAAAATAATGGGAGAACTTAGTATGGCAGTATTTTTGTCATGTTTATTAACAATAGCGTGGTTTATGTGAGTCACCCATATGCAGAAAGTAGAAAACGCGCAAGAAAAAAATGGAGACAAAGTCCTAAAGGTAAAGCATGGGATCAAGCATATCTTCAACGACCAGAAGTTAAAGCGAGAAGACATGAAGAATATATTAAACGATTAATTAAAGAAGCTATTAATGAAAGATGATATTTATAAAAAGCAGGTAGGTGGGACACATTATAAGTCTATGGTCATTCAGCCCTCAGAATTTATTAACAAAAATAATATTCCGTTTGCAGAAGGCAACGCCATAAAATATTTGTGTAGGCACAAACAAAAAAATCAAAAAGAAGATTTATTAAAAGCAAAACATTATATTGACATGGCTATCGATAGAGACTATCCTGCCCCAGTGAAAGAAGAAATAAAAGAAAAGAAAAATTCTTGGGGTTTTGTTAAATGATACAAGCTCCCTTATTTGCACCACAGACGGAGTGGTTACCACCGGAAACATTTCCAGACTTATCTAAGTATGATGAGATTTCAATAGACTTAGAAACAAAAGATCCTGATCTTATAAAAATGGGGTCAGGTAATGTAACTAAACGAGGAGACGTAACAGGTGTAGCAGTAGCTGTTCATGATTGGTCTGGTTATTATCCAATTGCTCACGAAGGTGGTGGTAATATGGATCGTAAAAAAGTTTTAAAATGGTTTCAAGGAGTCCTTAGTACACCAGCAGTTAAAATATTTCATAACGCCATGTACGACGTATGTTGGATCAGAGCATTAGGTTTAAGTATTAACGGTAAAATTGTTGACACGATGATTGCATCGGCCTTGGTTGATGAAAATCAAATGCGTTATGACCTAAACAATTGCTCTAAAAGATATACCGGAAAAGGAAAAAATGAAACAGCTTTATATGAAGCTGCAAAGAGTTGGGGGGTTGACCCCAAGGCAGAAATGTATAAACTACCTGCCATTTATGTTGGCGCTTATGCAGAAAAAGATGCTGAGATAACTTTAGAACTGTGGCAAGAACTTAAGAAAGAAATTTTACACCAAGATATACAATCTATTTTCGAATTAGAGACAGAACTTTTCCCTTGCCTAGTCGATATGCGTTTTTTAGGAGTTCGAGTAGACGTTGAAGCAGCTCATCAATTAAAAGAAACATTATCAGCAAAAGAAAAAGAATGCCTATTAAAAGTAAAAAAAGAAACTGGAGTAGATACGCAAATATGGGCAGCGAGGTCGATAGCGCAAGTTTTTCAAAAACTGAACCTACCATATGACTCAACCGAAAAAACAAATTCTCCATCATTTACTAAAAACTTTTTACAGAATCACCCCCACCCACTGGTGAAACAAATAGCCCGCGCTCGTGAAATAAACAAGGCGCATACCACATTTATTGATACCATATTAAAGCACAATCACAAAGGAAGAATACATGCTGAAATAAACCAGTTACGAGGAGATAATGGAGGAACAGTAACTGGAAGATTCAGTTATTCAAACCCAAATTTACAGCAAATACCAGCTAGAAATAAGGAATTAGGACCTGCTATTAGGTCATTATTTATACCTGAGGAGGGCCATACATGGGGTTGTTTTGACTATTCTCAGCAAGAGCCTAGGTTGGTAGTGCATTATGCATCTTTACAGAATCTCTATGGAGTGGGCGATGTATTGGACGCTTATCGTGACGATAATGCGGACTTTCATGACATTGTCGCTGATATGGCAGAGATCCCTAGATCACAGGCCAAGACTATAAACCTTGGTCTGTTCTATGGTATGGGTAAAAATAAATTACAAGCAGAACTGGGTATATCTAAAGATAAGTCTGATGATTTATTTAAAAAGTACCATAGAAGAGTACCATTCGTTAAACAACTAATGGACAATGTAATGCAACGTGCCCAAGACTCAGGTAAGATTAGAACATTACTTGGAAGATTATGTCGTTTCCATTTGTGGGAACCTAATCAATTTGGTATTCATAAAGCCTTGACTCATGATGCAGCGCTCATGGAACACGGACCAGGGATCAAGAGAGCATACACTTACAAAGCATTGAACAAACTTATACAAGGATCAGCTGCTGACATGACTAAGAAAGCAATGTTAGAATTATATAAGGAAGGAATTATCCCACACATACAAGTTCATGATGAACTTGATATATCTGTTGATGGTAATTCAGATAAAATAAAACAGATAATGGAGGACGCAGTTTCACTTGAAGTTCCTAATAAAGTAGACTATGAATTCGGTCCCAATTGGGGTAATATAAAAGAGGAGGAAAAATGAGCAATATAAAACATCAAATAGAGCATTTTTATTTAATGCACAGAGAATACATTATTGGTGCAGTTGTTGGTTTCGTTATTGGCGCAATAATATTCTAATGAGTTATGGCCTATCTGAATGCAAACATACCTGTGACGTATGCACAGATCAGGAGAGAGTATCTCTATGATCTTAAAAAACATCATGGAGAAGTTGAAGATTGTATTATCTTTGGTGTGGCGTCTATTACAGGACGTCCTATCCTTTTTCACTGTATTATGGAAAATGGTGCTGTCTTCTATCGTCTCCCCATATCTGCGTTCATACAAAGAGGCTATAAAGCAGAAGAAGTACCTAGGATGCGACTTGATGAGTTGGAGCTATGGAACTGTTTTAGTTATTATCCTGCTATTACTTCTTTTGATATCTTAGACGGACAATCTGGAAAATACATTGGTAAAGATAAAAAATGGCATAAAGGTGCTTATTTATTTACTATTGACTGGGCACACCCAGAGAGTAATATAGTAGATACAGATCATTCTGAAATTCCGCACGAGCATAAGTGCGCACACATACTTGCTTTAAAAGATGGCAACTATGCGGCACAGCCAAACAATCGAATTATATGGAGTATCCCATCTTTTACCGTTAAAGATGAAATTCCTTTTGATTGGAAAGTACAAACAACCGAGTGGAATGTTGAGGACGATCAAAAATGGAAAACAGAAGATTCCGATAGATTCTTCTACAATGTGGAGAAAAAAGATGATTAAAAAATTATGGAAGAAATTTGTTAATTGGCTTTTTGAACAAAAGTAATGGCCCAATGTAAAAATTGTCATCACGCCTGTCATTGTGATGGAGAGCTTCATGCAGATGAGTATGGTGTTTGTGTTTGTGACAATTGTAAATGTAAGAGAACTTATACAAAAGAAAAAGATCATGGTTTGGATATGTCTTTTGAAAACGAGGTAAAATATGGTTGAAAAATTAATGACAATGTTAGTAGGAATCTTACTAGCCCTAGCTGGCTGGAGTCTATCTAGAACTTTTGAACTTTCAACTATTCAGGCAGTACATGAAGATAAAGTACAGAAACTTGAAAGACAAATTATAAAATTAGAAGATAAAATGGATAAGATGATGGACTCTGATGAAGACATTATGAAACAACATGAATTATTATTTAAAAAATTAGAACAAGGCAACACAGGATACAGTTATAACTAATGGCACATAAACCACTCACTATTTCGGACGAAGCAAAAGTACAAATGCCTATGAAGACGGTTGCCAGTCTTATAGCGCTGGTTGCCATTGGCACCTGGGCTTACTTTGGTATTATTGAGACTCAAAACAGACTTTCAACGCAAGTAGAATTAATGTCCAAAGATTTAATTGAGAATACAGAATTTAGAATCAAATGGCCGCGGGG